CTTTAGATACGGACATTTCATCTCTAGAATAATCTTTACCAAAATCAGCAAACAAAGCCTTATCTGCTTCTCTAGTTGCAATGCCACGACTCCAAGAGAATCCAGCGTCACCGCCCCAAGCGTCCCACATAATTCTACCGTTGCTTGGGTTACTTGTGTTGTTAAAGTCTTTACCTTTTTTATCTACCTCGTGACGAGAGAAGAACGAATACATCCTTTTGACCACGCTAAGTGACATTGAGCGACCTGCTACAATATCTCTTGCTCTACCCCAGCCAACAGGAGTTCCTGCACCATTTGCTTTGCCATCTGCTTTCCATTTAAGAGCACGAGCAGCAGCGGACTTCATTCCAGCAGTTGGAGAATATCCATCAGCCTTATACATTTCTTCCATGTCCATTTCTGGCATACCATCCATTGGTTCTTGAACTTCTACATCAAGTTCTGCAATCTTGTGTGCATCGGACATTAACATACCAATTGAGTATGCTGTTGGACACCATTGGTCTTCATCTTCTTCATACTCATAAATTCTAACAGCCATTGCTGGATTTTCTGGCGTGGATTGAATAGCGTATTCTGTTCCTGCAACACCATAAACCCCACCCTCAGTCATAACATGTTCAACAAGACCAACAATTGCACCTTCTGTTGTTAGCCCCATTACATAATCTCCTTCAACAATTCTTTCTGCTTTGTACATAGCACTAATGGATGTTCCACCACTAGAGACTGCACCAGAAGCATCCGAACCATTTCCTAGTTGATTCTTTGGTTTACGAATCTTAACTTTCTTTCCACCACGCATCGAGGTTGGTGTTTTTACTCCAACATTTGGATAAGTTGGGTTTGCTGTTGACGATGGATTTACTCCAGTAGGCATATCAGACATTAATTGTTCACTTCCATTTCCATATTCATTTCGTGACTTACACGAATTTGCCAGCAGAATTTCTGCGAGGCTGTTTGACGGTCAGCAAAGAAATTTGCTAATCCATATTGTTTTGCTTCTGTTGCAAGACCACCTGCAATCACCAAGGCTTCTATATGTGCCTCAATTGAAAGATACAGGTCATGCAGCATAGCCTGTGGTTCGCCAACAATTACTGGTTCTGGAACTGTTGACATGTCAAAAAAATCTGTTAGTCTGTATGGTGCGTACTGTTTTAGTATGCGAAGCCATTCTGCATAAGTATCTGTTGCAGCGTCATAGTCTTCATAGATTTTCTGAAAAAATTTGTGATATTGTGAAAAGTCGTGTCCCTCTACGTTCCAGTGATATCCGTGTGCTTTAAATTTAAGGGCAACGTTATCTGCCAGTAGGGTTCTTAATTGTTCTAGTAAATTTTCCATTGTTTTATTATACCATATCTATTAGGTGGGCAGTTTTTAATCATACCCAGGATAGTTAGACTACTTCTTTGTAACAGTTTTCTTAACTGGTGCCTTTGTTACCTTGACATCCTTAAGAGCCTCTGCCACAACATCAACAGATGGAACAATACCAAATGCCTTGTCCTTTGGATTTAGTGCCCTTGTTACAACTGGTAGCAATGCAGCAACCAATGACCAAGCAAGGGTCTTTGGGTCTGTAATGCCAGCCAAGTATAGTGCTGCTACTGCGGATAGGATGCTACGCAAATATGATGCGAACAGAGCCTTTAGTTGAGTTGTACTCATTTTTATTTCTCCTTGTTTAATGCCTAATTATTAGGCGTTTCATCATTCTTTGGCAATACTGATTTTAATTTATTGTATGCCTCGGAAATTTTTGTTATTGTTTCTGTATGAACTGTATCACCAGCAAGATTTCCATAGTTGTTAGCCCATTCGAGTTGTGGTGCTACTTCTTCATCAAACTCAGCCAATGCTTTTTGTACTTCTTCGATGTATTCAAAAGCCCAGTCACGAGAATCTGAAATAAATTTTATAAACCCATCTGATTCTGTAAGTTTATTGTTCTCTATTTCTTTTAGTGCATCTTTTAATCTGTTTTCCAACACGCTGTAATCAATCAGCAGTTGCATGTGTAGTTGTCCAGCAACATTAAAAACATTTTTTAATTTAAAGTTTTTATACACAAAGTAAAACAATGCAATAGTTAAAACAGAAAAAATTAAGATTGCAACAATGTTATTCATTTGGCGAGTTCCTAACCACCAAAACAATTGCACCATGGTCCTCTAGAGTTTTCTTAACATTATTTATATACTTAACAACTTCTTCAGCCTGGTCTTTATCCAAGTTCTCGAGGTCTTTTGGTTCTATCATAACGGTCAAGAAATCATCTGCATCATATATCATTACACCAAAATTTTGTGGTGGAACAATGTTCTTAAATGCTGTTGCCATTTCTACTGTATACATTAAAATTCCTTATCTATTGTTAAATCAGTCCAGGTGTTAGCCCAGTCTTCTTTTGTTTTATGTTTGTTGAATTCCCTTGAAATTTTTCCTTTTTCCAAGTATACTCCACCCCAGACACCATATTCTTTTTTACTAATACCATTAGCAAAACAAATTCTAGCAACTGGACAAATTGAGCATAATGAGTCTGTAGTTTTTCTGACTTCAATATCTTCTTCGTATTTTTCAAAGAATAAATTAACATCATCGCCTTTACATAAGGCTTCATCTTTCCAGTTTTCACTTGGCATTCTTCTTTGCCAAACTAGCAGGTATATTCCAGCCATCCTCATTTGCATCAAAGCGGTTAGCGGTAAACCACTCGCCATCGATGAACTTGGCATTTGGTTTCATCCAAGCCATATCAGACTTTCTCAGTTCTACAACTGTCCAGCCATCCCACGACAGAAACTTATTGTTATCTACAATTGTTTCCATCTTCTCTAGTGATTTAATTAACATAATCACCCTTTCGTCTAGTAACGATATACTCCAACTTCAACATCTTTGGCTTCTGCCAAATCTACAAGTTCAGAGACTGATTCTTTTGGCTTACTGAAATAAGCAAAGTAACCAATATTATGAATATTATTTTTAATCCAAGTAGGTGGAACTTTAATAAGTTTTGCTTTAATTCCCCTAGCCTTTAAACTACGTTCAGATATATTTACGAACTCCAGTCCCATCTGATTAATCCTTAGTGGACCAGCAGATGCTACCGTGAATTCTATATCTCCTTCGGGTAGGCTTGATAAAGCAACTCCCATTGCCCTAAGAAACACATTGTAATCATTAAAATTACTTGTTCCCTGTATTGCTACTATCATCATTACCTTTCGTAAGTTTATCAACGACAAATACTATCTTATCTAATTCTACACCATTGATGCTATGTGTGTCAACCTTTTTCTTTGTTTCTTGAATAATATTTCTATTAATTATTTCTGCTTGATAAAGAACATTCTCTTCAATCCAATAAGCCAAGCCATCAATAGTAATCACTTTAAGCATGTTGTTCTGTCTGAAATCCTGCGATGACTGTGTTATTTTTTTAATACTTTTAACAAAATCATATTGATTGTTTATTTGATTAGTCCTGCTTTGACTATAAACAACAGGTAGCACCCTTGTTACCTTTGTTTGTTTCATAATTTTACCAAAGAATAGTAACACAACCAGCATAAAGATTGCACCAAACATGAATTCCATTTTGTTCTCCTAGTATAATTATACTAAATTATTTTATCTAAGGCAAGCCAATTTTGTTTTGCAATATCCCAAGTAAAATTATTTTTTATATCTTCTATTTGTTTTGTATAATCATGTTCTTTTTCTTTAATTATTTTAATTGCTTTGGTTAATTCTTCTGCATATTTTTCTGGAGTTAATTCTGAAAATGGAATCATTATGCCATTACCTAAAGATGTTTCTGACAATGCTCCCAAATCTGTATGCACAGTATAACAACCAGCAGATAAGGCTTCCATTTGTGTCAAACAAGATGTTTCTGGATATGTAGATGGATAAGCATGTATATGGGAATCTGCAAAAAATTTATAAACAGTTTTTCTTGGAGTCTTGCCATAAAAATTTACCCTTGAGTCATTAACAGAATTCCTATTATATAAACCATTTATATCTGGATAAAAATCATTAAAAATATTTAATTCAAAATCTTCTTCTATGAATGGAATTGCATCAAGAAGAACGCCCATACCTCGTTCTGCAGTAGAGGCATGAATTATTTTTACTTTATTTATATCTTTAAATTTATTTTTTTGTGGAATGATTAGATTAATTGCATTTGGAATAACAATTATTCTATTTAAATCAAAATTTAATTCTTTTGATATTTGATTTTTTGCATATTGAGAAACGGTCACTATATATTTTATGCTATTGTTAATTAATTTATTTGTGAGCAACCCTTTTAATTCTGGAGAAAATTGAGAAATAGTGTTGTGTATCCACAAAATAGTTTGTTTTCCATCAACGCCCCATGTTGACAAATTTGGTAATTGTCCTGGTATAACAACACAATGATATTTTTGAATATTTTTCATATCTGGTAAAATTTTTTCTAAAAATCCTCTAACCATTGTTTCTGTTCCACCAAAGAACCCTTCATTGTAACCAAATATTTTTTCAGTCATCGTTAAGTTTTTCTCTTTCATCAATTATTTGATAAGCAAATCGGGTCATCGCTTCCTGTGCCTTTTCATTATTCAGAATACCATCGTAATGATGGGCACAGAAAAGCAAATCCCCTGTTGTACCAATAGTTTGAACATAAGCCTGAGAGCCACATACATCACAACGATGCGATGTATCCAATGTCCATCTTTTATCTATTTGTTCTATTAGACTATTTATCATTTGAGTAAAACCCTCCACCATTAAATTTAATTGCTCCTACTGAGTATACCTTATGCATTGTAATATTACAAGCATCACAAAGTAATTCTTTATCAGCATCCTCAAAAGGTCTTACCTCTTGTGCTGTGTTTTCACAGTCTGGGCATTTAAAATTATAGGTTGGCACGATTTACTTTCCGTCTAGTTTTGCAAACAAATCATTTAGTTTAGTTAGGTCAGCAGATACTAGGTCTTGGACTGTTCCATATGTGACGTGGAGGTGGGAGCCTGTACTTGCGGTACCGCTGGGCGTGTCTTTGCCACCACCTACTTCGCCAACCACTGTTACTCCTGCAACAACTTCATCGCCAACCTTTAGAGGTGATGGCTTTGCAAGGTGTGCATAAAGAATAAAATGCTTGTCATATGTAGACTGAATAACAATGTTTCCAAGTACGTCTGTCCACTTAGTAACTAGAACATGTCCACCTGTGATTCCCTTAATTGGGCTGTGTGATGGAACTGACCAGTCAACACCACGATGTGGGTGTGTACGATATGAAGCCATGTTTTTAAAACCATCTCCACGCTTTGCCTTTGGGAATGGCTCTTTATAAATTGCAACTTTTTCTGTCATATTTTTTTACTTCCTTTCAAGAAATTAATTTGAACTATTGTCTGCTGTATCACCATTGACCACATACTTTTGATAAGCCTTAGCCCAGTCAGAAGATATAGCCTTTTGAGCAACCTTTAGAGTAATTGTTCCTGCACATACAAGACGCTTTAATTTAGTTTCCACTACGTCTTTCTTACGAGCATTGTTACCTGAATATGGTTCAGGAAACAGATTTTTAGGGTCAGTTGGACTTCCCCCAAGTTGTAGAGAAATCAAGTGGTCTTCTTCATATGCAGATGGGTCAGTTCCCCAAATCTTAGTAAAACTTGCATATGGTCCAGCCAATTGGTCATTCTTTAGTTTATTAGTGTAAGATACTGGAGGACGAACTGTATTTGTCCATCCAGACTTGCAAATATTATCTTTAATATTTGACTGTGTTACTACAGGATTAAGAACTCCTGGAGTTTGTTTCTTGATTGGTAGTTGCCAATCTGGTCCAGTGGCTACTGCGGTTCCTGCAGTTAGCAATACTGTTGTTACTGTTGCAAATAAAATCTTAGTAACTTTATTCATAATATCATCTCCAATAATATTATAGCATCTTTGCGATTCCGATGGGACTTGAACCCACGACCTCTACCGTGACAGGGTAGCGTTCTAACCAACTGAACTACGAAATCAAATGTTCCTTAGAAACCCAAATAGGAACAACATCTGTAACAGTCTTTACTAGTATTTCTGTTAAGCACACCGAATCTAAGTCTGCGTGTCTGGTCTTCGCTGGGCATCCTGGGTTCGAACCAGGGACATTTCGATTAACAGTCGAACACTCTGCCAACTGAGTTAATGCCCATCACTATTTAATTATACAGTGTAACCACTGTTTGTTGCTCGCCATACAGATGGAGCATGATTATCTTCGACAGCCAATTTGGTTGCTTCATCCTGATACAGTCTTAGAACATGAATGCAGTCATCTGCACCCTCGGACCAGCCATTATCTTCTTCTGCAGTTGTTGGTAAGCCATCGTGGATAGCACACACAGCAGGACCAACCCAGCCTTGTGTTAAGCCATGTTGTAGCCATTCGTCAAAAGTCATTGACATAGAAAAACCCCTTTCAGGTCTATATCTATTATAAACTACCGAAAGGGGTTTGTCAAGTTATTTCTTAGGCTTAGATGTCTCTTCGTCTTGTGCTACATCTTTAAGAGCAATAGTCTGACGGAAAGCAGCATTAATCTCATTACGAGATAGTTTGCCATCTTCAAGGAATGCTAGGGCTAGGAGTTCTACTACTTTGGCTACTGCCAAAATACCACCCATAACAGCACTAAACCAAACTGGGATATCAATTCCGCTTACACCGCTTGCAACAGTTCCTGCACCAACTACACCAAGTGCAGATGCAACAAACGTAGCAACGATACGCATAAATACATTACCGAATAGTCTCATTATTCTTCCTCCTTGTCTTTAGGGTTTCTTGCTCTATAGGTAATAGCCCATAGAGTCAAACTTCCAAGAATACAATATCCAACTACTGTCTTGGCACTTCCTTCAAGGACTACCCAGGCTACAAACATACCTAGCAAAGTCCAAAGTTGATTTAATAAATCAATTAAGAATCCTTTCATTCTTCTCTCCTTCTTCCTTCGGAACTTTTAGATGAACTACCCGATGAACCACCAGATGTTCCTTTACTACCAGCAGCACCAGCGGCTGCAGTTGCAGCATTTGTTGCAGCCATAGTAGCAGCCTGAGCCGCAATTTGTGTAACAATAATTGCAGACACAACAACTTTTTGTGCTTTTTCACGAACAGCAGGTGGTAGGTCAGCACCAATGTTTCCAATTGCATTGAATCCATCTAGTACTGCCCCCAGTCCAGGAATATTTGAGATTGGATTTTCCTCAAATACCTTTGGGGGTATTATTTTAAATTTATCACAAATTTTTGTCTAGCCATGTAGACCCCATCTGCATAAGCACGAATAGTCTGTTTCTTGCTTTTTCTTTGTGGTTGAGCACTTGGCTTTGGGATATTTGCCAAATCAATTTTTGCTTGTACAATCTGTGCTTCAAGATTATCTACACGATTTACAGCAGACTCTATGGCACTAAATGTAGTTCCATATTGTGCTTTTAGGTCACGAAGATTGGCATCAGCGATTGCTTTGTTGTCACTACAAGTTTGAGAAACATTTTCAGCGGCTACTAAAATATCTGTAACACCACTTAGATTATTTTTTTCAAGTGCCAGGTTCTGTCCCATATTAGAATAAGTTAGATATTTAGAATCATAATCTATTTCAGCATTAAGATATACTTGATTAGCCTGTTCTTCTTTGGCTACTGCTGCAACCAGAAGACCATTCTTTTGATTAACGATAGCCAATAATGCAGGGTCTTTAACCCATGTAGCAACAGAGTCTTGTGTGAAGAACGATGCTGGGGCTACTGCGTAAGCACTTCCTCCTAGTGGTTTGTAGTTCAAAGTAGAACATGCACCACCATTCCACTCGTAGAACCAAGCGTCAATAGCGTAGGACTTTCCACCAGTAAAGGAGAACAGACCTGTGGAGTTTGCTCCACAACCTTTTAGCGACCAGTCATTGATTACCTGAGTTCCGTTGATAGACATGTAGAAACCGTCATCGGCAGGAGCCTGAAAGTAAACCTTAGTGGTTGTTGGGTATGTTATGTAACCCTTGTAGTGAAGCATAATGTAATCAGAGCCACAACCAAGAATGTCACCGCCACCCCAGTTAATGTCAATGTTGCTTACAGTAGTTGTCTTACACTTGGTGTAAGCAGTATCTGACTTCTGTGGAGGGTTTCCATAACGACCGATACCTGTGTAAACATCAACCTTTAGACCTGGGGCAGAGCCTTGACCACCAATATTAATAAGTTGAGTATTGTAATTAGATTGTGCCTGATTTAGTTCAGCCTCTGCAAAATCACTTGCAGCCTGAGCATCTAGCCAAATACTATATTTGTTATCCAATAAATCGGCAGACGCATTTAAATCATTTACTGCCTGATTGTATGCTTGAGATGCTGATTGCTGTTTAGCGTATGCTTGGTCATAGGCGTTTTTCTTATCTGCATAATCTATTTTAGCGGCATCAAATGCATCGCTTGCCTGTGTAGCAAGTGTTTGAGCATCATTAATTAAATTGGCTTGCTCATTAGATGAGTTAGTCCAACTATCAAGATTTGTATTTGCATCTTTTAATTGATTTTGTAGGTCATCAATTTTAGCCTGTGCAGCGGCTACCTGACGAGTATATTCGTCAGTAGTTTGGGCATTAGCAGCAGGTGCTGCATATGCAAATGATAGGGATGCTATTACGCCTACCACGATTTTTAGGGTTTTGTTCATGGGGTCTCCTCTGTCAGAAATGTCTGACAGGAATATTATACCATTCTTAGTAAGATAAGTTTTGATTTTGTTTATTAGGAGCCATGCGACTTTGGGTTTCGTATCTAGTAATACTCATTTTTTTCTGACTACGCAATAGGTTTCTCGGTCTGCGTAAACGTAAGTGTTCACTTTCCCTATGATGAAACGGTATTACGTTTTTAGCCATGGTTCTCCATAACTTAATTATATCATTAGATTATATTTATATTAAACTGTTTGAAGTATGCATCTAAATCTTTTTGTGCTGGCTTGTTACGTTCAACAATACTACGCTTATCAAACTCATGCATTTCTTCTGTTGGCTTCCTATCACGGAATGTATGTATTTCAACCATCTGGTTATTATCTTTTACAGTGTGAGATATAGCACCAAAAATAGCACCACATACAGCATCCGCCAAGTCTTTAGAAGATTTGCGAGGGTGGTCTACACGATTACCTTTCATAATCTTCAACTCAGTCAG